GGCGAACTCGGTCATGTTCGCCCCATACTGGCGGGCCTTGGCGGTCAGGTTGCCGGCAAGGTTAATCAGGATTTCAGTTGTGAGGCGGCTTGCCATGTTGCTTCCTCAGTTGGTCTGTCAGACGCAGCAGCTGCCGCAAGGGCAACTGCTGGAGGTAGTTGATATCAAAACGCTGAGACAGGTTGACGATGAGATTACTGAGCGCCGTCGCCAGCGGCATCAGCTCGCCCCCGATTACTGGTCTCCGCCAGCAGGTCATCCATCGCCCCTGCTTTTTCCGTCAGTAACTCAAGGTCTTCCGGATGGAAGGAATACAGCTGCTTGACTGATAGCGGACCGGGGATACTGCCCACCTGAAGGATCTGCCGGCGTAGCATTTCCAGCCCCATCAGCACTTCAGAGCAGTAGGCAACAGCTTTGCCATTTTCGCCGATGACGACGCGCTCAGCCGCTAACTGAGACTTAATCACATCTTCCGATGTCAGTTCACGGAAGGTGACGCTGGTATGGCGGGGTTCATCCTCCCCACCCTTCCCGGTGGTAAAAACGTGCTTCAGGGTAACGCTCATCTGTGCCATGACTTACACCTTCACCAGTTGGGTACCGACGAAGTTCGCGCTGATAGTACCGGCGTCTTCATCGAGAGTTGCCGGGTTATCCGTCGCCGCCCCGGTCATCATATAATTCAGACCGTTGTCGCCTTCAAACATCACCGTGGCATTCTCAAGGTTGCTGATCTCAATGACATCCATATCGTCAGCAGCGGCCAGAGTCATCTGAATGGAAGGGCCGGCCATTTTGCGCGACGTTCCCCAGACCTTGCCGCCACCCATATGCTGCGTTCGGGCAAAGCCGCCCGGATTCAGCGTGGATTTACCTTCAGTTTTGTATTCGCGTCCGTTAACGCGAATTGACGCCATTCCTAAAATCGACATGTTTCCCCCTTATTGTTTGAACTGGATAAGACCGGCCAGCACACGCAGCTGATTAACCAGATTCGGATGCGCGATGAAATTCAGGCGGTTTGGATCGTCGCTGTCGACATCAACATCGAGCGTCTCTTTATAGTCATCGAAGTCTTCCACCAGACCTGCCGGCACCAGCTCGGTCAGTGCAATATCCAGCAGCTCGGCGCGGGCAATTTTTGGCGTCATGACTGGCTGGCCTGGGTCAAGCAGGTCAAGAACGTCATCGCCGGCCAGCTTGTGGCGAGGGTAGCGGGTGGAGAAACGATTTTTGATGATGTAACGGATGCGCCCCAGCGTGGCCGGTGACTGCACATCGAGATAAGACGTGTCCGGATCACCATACTGGTTCACGCGATACATCGTGATTTCGCGCTCGATGCAGACATTACCGCCGGCATCCACAAAATGCGTGGCCATGCCATCATGCAGCAGCAGATTGCGCTCCGGCATATCCCAGCGAACCTCTTTAGACGGCGCAAGAATGCCAGGCATAACCAGCGTCTGCAGCGGGCGGGCCGGGTCGATAGCCAGATAATAAGAGGCAATGCCGCCGTAAGAAGCAGCCCAAATCCAGTGCGGCTGCGGCGCAATATTGGTGGACATGCTCGAAATCAGCCAGTCATTGCGGGCGTCACCATACGTGCCGGTTTCAGCGTGAGTGCCGCGATAGCCGGACCAGAGCTGGGCTTCAATCATTTTCAGCGGTCCCCAGCGCTCAACCAGTTCATCGCGAATGGTGTTAAGGCTCTGGGTATCGTTAAACGCAAAGATGATATCGGTGTACCAGTCATCGCCCAGGGCCGCGACGACAGTTGCGATATCAGGTGTCCCGGTGCCGCCCGAAAATGCGGTAGCGGTGACATTGATACCCGATGGCAGCTGTTCGCCGGTGTAATAGTTCAGGCGCACATCCATCGCATTACTGCTAACACCTTTCCAGTTCGCCACCAGTTCGACGATATCCGTTTTATCGGCCGCCAGAGTTGCAGTGACCATCGTTGCCGGCAGACTGTTAACAGCGTCAACAATTGCAGTGGCCGCAGCATCTTTATTGTCGCTACTGCCAACGCCAACCTGCACGGAAACACCGTTGACCATCAATGCGAGTGTACCGGCTGCGGTAGCGGTTCCCGTCACTGTCAACGTGGCTTTCGCTGCCGCACCGCTGCCGAGGTCAGCAAGGCCCATCGCCCATGTCTCAGTGTATTTGTTGGCTTTGCGATACATTTTTAGCATCTCAGCCAGCATCGAACCTTTGCCATAAAGCTGTTCGGCCATGCCATCACTGGTGATGCGATTCTGGGTCAGCGCCGCCGCTGTGCCAGTGTCCATCTGGTGGCCAATAACAATCACCTTACGGGATTGTGCCGGCGCACTGCTTAGTGCCTGTGAATTGTCGATCTCGATGTATACCAGCGGAACGCGGATATCATCTGGAATAGAACCAAGTGCCATCGTTATTTCTCCCCGGCTTTATGTTTCTGGACTGCAGCCGTTGCCGGCTCTTTTGATACATCGGTGATCGTCACATCACCTTCCGCCTGCCGGCGATGCCACCAGGCTTTCATTGGGAGCCGTTCACCGTCTGGTTTCAGATAGTTGCCATCGGGTTTCCGGACCTTAAGCCCCTCACGGGACGGTTTGATCAGCTTCATCATGGGTTTTACTCTCTTACGTTAATCACGCCTTTAAGCTCGGTTTCACCGCCATTTACGGAGAGCGTCGCCCCCAGTCGCAGGAAATCAGGCAATGCTGCAATGTCGATCTCTTCGTCCAGCCTGAACGCCTGCTCCCACGTCACGGCCCACATCGTCAACCCGAGTTCATTGAGACCACCGGAGTAGATGTTGTCAGCGCTGATAGCGTCAGCGGCACGCTCAGCCTTCATGCCGGCAGCAGCACCACGTGCAGCGATACGGCGGGCCAGTTTGCCGACCAGGACTTCACAGCGGGTATCCCGTGGGTATGCCCAGGAATCCGTCGCCATGACATAGGCGGCCCAGGTGACATCCCCAACCATTCCGCCCGCCAGTTGGCGGATATTACGGATACGCAGAGCGGCAATGCGGATACAGCCATCCCGGTCGGACAGATAGGTTTTGACCTCTGCTGGCGTGTTGAACTGCCCAATATGGCGTTCAATGACTTTCACCTGGTCCGGGTTGTTCCCCATAAGCCCTTTACCGGGTTCATCCGGAGATGGGGATTGCTTAAGTCAGGCAACAATATTTTCAGCGGCGGCAATCGTGCTGCCGGTGGTCAGTAGTGTGGGTCTTTGATTCATGGAAGAACTCCCTGCCAGAAGTCGCCTATGACATGCATCAGCTCTTCTGAGTTTTCAGATGACAGTCCGAGGTATTCACGCTGCGGCATATTCATCAGGCGCTGATGAGCACCGACGGTCTGCCAGACCCCATGTTTCAGAGCGCGGCCAAAAGCCTGAGTAATAAGTCGCTTGTGGGAACTAACGGATACATTGCCGGCAAAGCCATCCTGGTGGACCGCTGCATAAGCGAGCGGCGAACCGACACGAACGCGCCCACGTTCAACGATGTGCTGGATGCTATCCATCAGACCACCGTCCCCCTGAAGCAGGCTCTGATTACCGTGGCGAGTCTTACGATATGCTTCAGACCAGTCCTGCCATTTCTCACCAGCCGGACTGGTCTTTTCATCACTGATGCGGCGGCGGCTCTGAGATTCGACAACGCCCCCGATCCTTTCCTGCAGCTCTTCCTGCAGCGAGCTGTCAGACAGTTTCTCGATGGACAGCCTGATTTGAGCCAGTTTCTCGGCACCCATGACCTCGACAGATATCGACATCACAGCACCCCGCGCAGCTTATTGCGGGTGAACAGACGCTGATTGTCTGAAACGATAATGATTTTGCCGTTATCTGTTTCAGGTGGCGCGGTATCCGTCGGCAGACCAAGGTCACGCGTACCATTTGCCATCTCTTTCAGCGTCAGAATGGCGCTGTCATAACGCTTCTGAATAAGGTCTGTTATCTGGTTATCACGTTCAGATAGCCAGTAAAGCGCAATGGACGTCGCTACCCGATGCAGTGGACGCGGGACGACTGAGATATTCAGCGGCAACTGATAGCGACGAGACAGAAACGAATTGATTTCGGCATCAGCATCATCAATCGCGGTTTCAATCTTCGCTTCGTCGAGCTGCTCAGTAGACTTGTCGATGGCCATGTTCCAGACCAGCGCACCATCCGTTGCCAGCAGATCATCACGGGTAACGTAAATGCCCATTTAAACCTCCGACTTCGTGACGAGAACCTTCACCTGCAGGTTTGGCTCAGCTTTGAGTCGTGCCGCCATTTCCTGGCTGATAAAGCATTCCACCACAACATCACCTTCCAGCATGTTCGCCTCGTTATCGCCATCAGGGTCATCACTGACAAAGACATGAACCGGCTGGC